TGACGCTGGCGCGGGCGCAGGCCAAGTTCGGCCCCCTCGTGATTCACGAGCACTCCGGGGTCCGCCAGCTCCTCTTGAACGGCCAGGTCCAGGGCGGTGCTTTCCTGGAGCCCAGCGCTGCCGTGGTTCGTGAGGGGCTCCGGGGACCTGGGCCGGTGTCGTGCTGCGCCTACAGCGTGGCCTGGCTCGCCGCCGGCGCCGCGAATCCCACGGCCTCCGTGCTCATGATTGGGCTGGGTTCCGGTGCCGGCGCCGTCGCGATGCTCTACCATTTCCCGGAGATCAGCATCGACGTCGTCGAGGTTGATCCCGTGATGGTGGAGCACGCCCTGGAGTGGTTCCCCCTGGTGGCGCACTACGTCGCCGAGGGGCGGCTCCGGATCCACGTCGCCGACGCCACGGACTTCGTCTCCAAAGCAGAGACGAAGTGGGACCTCCTCCTCAGCGACGGCTACACCGGTGGCAACCGTCTCGCCGTCGGCGGTTCCAGCTTCTACGAACAAGCCAGGAAGTGCTGCGGCGAGGTCTGGTTGAACTGGATCGGGGTCATCAACAGCACCCAGATGATGCAGGAGTTCGACGCGCTCCACGCCGCGGCGTGGTCGCCGGAGACCATCTTCCTCCCGGGGTTCAAGTTGTACCCGAATCTCCAGCAGCCCAGGAACTGGATCCTGACGTCGCAGCTCCCCAGCGCGGAAGCGCTGGACGCTTTCCAGCCCTACGCCGCGTTTCATGAGTCCGATGACGCCGATGTGCGCGTCGCACTGGACACGATGCGACAGGCTTGGTCTGTTTTTCTCGACAGTCAGATGAGCGCAGCCGATCTCGCCGGCGTCAATCTTGCGCTAGCTTGACGTAGGGTAAAGTTCCGCGAGGATTCCATCCTCGGGAGAATCTCTCATGGCTGGTGCACTGGACCACGTCGTCGATGCCTTGGCGGCCCCGCCGCAGAACCCTTCCCTGAGCATGGCAATCACAGCCAGCGGTGAGAGCCCCGGAGCGACCTCAGGGTACCACCTCGACGTCGAAGTGGATAAGCGCCCAGCGTTCGCGAAGAGCGCCGCCGACGACGGCGGCCTCGCCATCCTGGACTCCCCGAGTCCCCTGGCCGCCTCCGCCCGTGAAGCCCTGCTGGCGTCGAATCAAGATGATCACGCCGGGGCTTCCGTGGTGATGCGCCCCCGCCCCGTGGAGCAGCAGCGCGGCGACGGCAAGGCCCGTCGAGGCAACGGGGTCATCGTGTCGTCCGCCGACGTCGGTCTCGCCCTGCAGCCCATCATGATCCAACGTGGCGCCGACGTCGATGAGATGGGCCAGGCCCTGGACCCCGCCGGCCGGGAGCCACAGCCCTTCGCCTCCGATGGTACCGCGGCCGGCGGCCGCAGGATCGACGAGTCCGGGTCCGTGATCGCAGGGGCACCACAGCAGAAGATCGCAGCCCCTGGTGCAGCGGCTGCCGCTGCTGCTGCCGCGATCCCCCACACCCCCGGGGCCCCGGTCCCCGCTCCAGGAGTCCATGTGGCCACGACCCCGAAGCAGCGTCTCATCTATGAGCCCCCTGGCGGAGGCCGCGTCCGGGCCTCCGCGGATGACGTCATCGTGAGCGACACCATGATCCTGGTGATCTCCGATGCCAACGCGGACACCAGCTACGAACCGGTTCCCACCGGGAAGGATGCCCCGATCAAGCTCTCCGTGGGCACCGATGTCTACGAGGTCATGTACGGCGGCTGGATGGCTGAAAAGGCCGGCAAGATGTACCTCGTCTTCATCCGGGTCCCGAAGGCGACGGCGTGATCGAGGTCGGGAAGTCGTACCTGGATCGCGTCGCCTTCCGTCCCGTCAAGGTGCTCGCCAAGGCGGAGAACCGGTTCACCGGGGTGTCCCTGGTGTACTTCAACTACGCCGATGAACCTGATCTGAAGCGTGAGCTCCCCGAAGCTGAGTTCGAGCGCCTCACGACGCCGCAGGAGGCCTGATGGGAGTCCACGTCGCCGATGCCACCGAGGAAGCCGGGCTCGCCCGCATCGCCCATGACCTCGGGGCCGAGATCGCGTTCCGGATGTCGAACCGGGTCTTCGTGGTGAAACCCATCGAGGACGCCACGGCCCCCGAGGTCCTCCGGGCCAGCTTGGCCGATGCCGCGAGGCGCCACGGCTACCATTCCACCGCCACTAAGGTAGGCTGCCGCGATGCCGACGCTGACAGTTCCAGGGGCTAACGGCCGGGCCGTCCAGAACCTGCAGATCCCGTGGCTGGACTACGCCAGCACCGTCGTCCCGACGAACCATGAGCTCATCCTGTGGTGGGCCCAGTATCTCTGGCTCACCGACGGCAACTTCCGCGCCGCGTTCCAACGCGTCGCGGAGCACTTCATCACCACCGTGGAGTTCCCGGAGCTCGAGGAGGACGAGGAGTCCGAGTTCAAGGATCTCTTCTTCAAGCACCTCAACTATCGCCGCGAGCTGAAGTCCGCTGGTGATGACTTCCTGTGCTACGGTAACGTCTTTCTCTCCATCTACTTGCCGTTCAAGCGGCACCTCGCCTGTCAGAAGTGCGCCTTCGAGCAGCCCATCAAGCACGTCCTCTATGAGTGCGATCTCAATGGCACCACGGGGGTGACCTGGAAGCGGAAGAAGGCCTGCCCGATCTGCGGCGATCTCCGGAACTTCGTGCTCAAGGATCGCAAGGATCCCGACATCTCCCGGGTCCGCCTCGTGAAGTATTCCCCGTTCGAGATCGAACTGGCGATGAACTACTTCAGCCAGCGGAAGGACATCTTCTGGAAGATCCCGAACGACGTCCGCGCTGACATCCAATCCAAGGCCCGGATCCACATCGAGGATACCCCGATCGAGGTCCTCGAGGCCGTGGCCCGGAACGGACGCCTCCTCTTCGACGACGACATGATCTTCCACCTCGACGAGACCATCGTCAGTGGCATGCGGACCCGGGGCTGGGGGCTCCCGCGCTCGATCTCGAACTTCCGCGCTGCCTGGCTGCAGCAGATCACGAACCGCGCCGACCAGGCCATCGCTTCGGACTACACCCTGGGGATGCGGGTGATCTCGCCGAGTCAGCAGACCATCGTGGATCCCATGATCGCCGAGGGTATGGACTCCTTCGTCAACGGCATCAATCGCATCGTGGACGCTCATCGCTCCGAGCCCATGAGCTACCACACCGCTCCGTACCCCTTGAACTACCAGTTCATGGGGGGCGAAGGCAAGGACCTCCTGCCGGCCGACAAGCTGAAGTTCCGGCAGCAGGAGTTCCTGAATCAGTGCAATATCCCACTGGAATACCACCAGATGACGCTGTCGACGCAGGCCGCGCCGATGGCCCTCAGGCTCTTCGAGTCCGCCTGGGGCTCCCTGCCGTCGATGTACACCTCGATGCTGCAGTGGATCACCAAGGTGGTCGCCCGGAACTTCGGTCTCGAGGAGACCGCGGTCCAGGTCCAGAAGTCGACGATCGCCGACGACCAGGAGCGCAAGAACATCCTGATGCAGCTGATGTCGGCGAACCAGATCTCCCCGCAGACCGCGCTGGCCCCGCTGGGCATCGAGGCTTCCAAGGAGGCCCGCAAGGTCTTCAAGTACCAGGACTTCATCGCGAAGCTGACGCAGGAGCAGCAGGACAAGCAGATGAAGGACCAGGAGATGGGCGCCCTGAGCGCGCTCGCCGGCCAGGCCACGCCGAGCGCGCTGCTCCAGCAGCAGCAGGGTGCCGGTGGCGCCCCGCCTCCCGGGACCCCCATGGGCGGCGCCCCCGCCGGCGGCGTCCCCATGGATGGCGGCCAGCAGGCCGGGACGCTGTCGCAGATGTCGGACCAGGCCGAGCAGATCGCGGCCCAGCTCGTCCAGATGCCCGAGTTCGACCGCAAGGGTCAGCTCAAGGCGCTGCGCGAGGGCAACAAGGACCTCCACGCCCTGGTCACCGCCAAGATGACGGAGATGCGCCGCAGCGCGGCCTCCCAGGGTCAGCAACAGCTCTTGGCTCCGCAGCCCGGGGGCCCGCCGGCCGGAGGCGGCTGAGCCATGAAGGCCACTGGCAGCCGCAGGGCCCACTTCCCCGTGGGCGGCAAGCGGAACACCATGAACTTCTTCGGGCACGGCAACCGGCCCAAGAAGAAGAAAAAGGGGAAGCTCGCAGCTGAGGTCGATGACGAGCGGCCGCGGCGTCGCCGGAAGGAGTCCCCGTCGCACCAATGGGCCGTCCTCGCCGCGGTGGGAGCGCTGGGCGCCGCCGGGACCTACTGGGCGTTCCAGAACCCGAAGCAGGTCCGAGCTGCGGCCCGGGATCTCGGCATCGCCGACAACGCGCTCATGGCGTCTGCGCTGGATGCCCTGGACCCCAAGAAGCCCGAGGACCGCATCTCCAAGGAGCAGGAGCTCTCCCGGGCCGTGGCCATGGAGCACGGCCACGCGGCGCCCCTGGTGTCCGAGCAGGACCCGCATCCCCGGGTGAGGCCACGGGAACTGAACCAGCAAGAGGCTGGGTACATCACGGCGCTGCAGCAGGCCGGGCACGTCGACGCGGCGAAGCAGCTCACGGAGACCTGGCGGCTCATGCCCGATGCCGGGGCCCTGCAGGTCGCGCAGCGTCCCACGGGAGACCCCATCAAGGACACCGGCGCCTTCATGGCGGCGCGGACGCAGTACGACGACTTCAGGTATCGCGTCGAAGCCCCGATCCGGTTTGACGCGGCGCGCCGGGGTGCCTCGGAAGCTGAGATCAAACAGCTCACCGCTGCAGCGGCGCCACGGGTCCAGGAGATGTATCAGAGCTGGGTCCGGAACCCGGCGACGCTGACGAACTCGGCGAAGATGATCAGGGACCCCGCGGCGCAGGGCTTCGGCTCGCAGGAAATCGACGCGGTCGAGCAGGAGCGGTGGCGGATTGCCTTGGAGAACGCGGGGAAGGACAACGGAGCCGGCGGGGTCGCGGCGCGCAACGTCGCGGCGCAGCGCGATGACGTCGCCTCAGCACGTCCCGCGGTCTCCCCCATCAGCGCACTCGGTGACCACCTCGACCAGGTCCTGACCCCGTTGAGTCCTGGAGTCCTGGGCCAGGCCAACATGGTGCTGAGCCCGATGTTGTACGGGGGCGATGCCCGCGGCGTCATGAACCCGCACGGCGATCCCGATGCCGCCGTGATCCGGAACCCGGAGGATCACTGGCAGGCCAACCGGGCCCGGGCGGTGCTGGATCGGCAGAACGAAGTCCTGGAGGCGCGGCGCACCGGGGACCACGAGCGGGCCCAGCGTCTCCTCGCGGAACCACTCCCGGGTTCCCAGGAGACCCTGGCCGACATCGAGGCCGCGAACTCAGGGGCCCGTCTGCATGACGCCGCTGGGCGGACGTCCCAGGCCGCC